CCGGCGGCCCTTCCGCGTGGCCCGGTATCTCTCGCTGCCGGGGCGGTTCTACGGGATCTCCTTCCCGGAGTTCATCCGGGATCTCCAGGACGAGATCAACGCCATTCATAATTGGCGCGTCGATGCGGGCACCGTGCGGAATACCCCCGGCGGCTTCCGCCGCGCGTCCAGCTCCATGGTCCCCGGCATCAAGAGCTGGAAGCCCGGCGAGTGGATCGATGTGGACAACCCCCAGACCGACGTGCGGCCATTCGAGTGGAACGGGAACGACGTGTGGGGGCAGAACGAAGAGTCCATGCTCTACCAGATGTTCGAGCGCCAGACGGGCTTGACGGACCTGGCGCTGGGCCGGCAGCCCTCGCGCGTGGGGGCGACCCGCACCGCCACGGGCGTCGCGTCGCTCCTGTCCGAGAGCGGCATGCGATTCAAGACGACGCTCAAGGCGTTTCAGGCGTTCTGGCGGGACATCTTCTCGGACATCCTCGCGCTGGATCAGCAGTACCTCGCGCCGGGCAAGGAGTTCCGCGTCACCGGGCGCGTGCCCGAGATGATCCGTCTGGCCAGCCGCGCGGACATCGCCGGGCGCTTCGATCTGCGTCTGACGACCACCACCGAGACGATGAATCGCACCGTGCTCCGCGAGGACGCCACGATCAAGTTGCAGATGGCGCTGAACCCCGTGGCGCTGCAACTCGGCATGATCGGCCCCAAGGGCCTCCGGCGGCTCCTGCGGAAGTTCTTCCTCGCCTACGGGGAGAGTGACCCGGACCTGGTGCTGGAGCTGGACCGCCCCGACGCCATCGTGCGGACGCCCCAGCAGGAGTTGCAGCTCTGGGTCAGTGGCGGCGATGCGGAGCCCTCGATGGCCGAGGATCTCATGACGCATTACCAGCAGCATCAGGTCGATCTTCAGGACCCGCTCGTGCGCTCCACGCTCGGCCCGGACGGCGTGCGGAAGATCGAACGCCACATCGCCAAGACGACCCAGCTCCTCCAGATGCAGGCCATGATCCAGCAGATGCAGGCGCGTGGCCCGAAGGGCGCAGCGGGCGGCGCCCCCCCGGCCGGCGAGCAGGCCAAGAACGCGCAGATTGGCCGGCAGGCGGGCATGCTCGGGCCGCAGGAGCCGGCGGGCATGGGGCCGGGCACGCAGCAGCCGAGCCCGGCCGGGATGATGGGGCGCTGACATGGCTTCTCCCGCCAGCGAGCGCGCGCGTCTGCTGCACGACGCGGGCCTCCTCCGTGAGCTGCTCGGGCATGAGGGGTGGGCGTGCTACCAGCGCTATCTCTCTGCCGAGATGGAGCGGGTGTTGGTGCGGGTCCTCGATTGCGCGCTTGAGCACGTCGAGGCCCAGCGGGGACTGTATCGAGGCTTGCAGGCGGCGCTGACGCTGCCGCAGCGGGTGCTCGCGCAGGCCGAGACGGTGACGGGTGATGCCGCTCGGTAAGGGCGTGCGATACCGCATGCAGGACGGAACCCGGCTGGCGTTCCGGGGCAACACGGTCGTCGAGACCACGCACATACGGACAGGAGAGACCCCCATGAGGAAGATGCCGAAGGCCCCGAGTCACTTGCCTGCCGGAGTCTCGCGCTCGCCGAAGGGCGACCTCGGGCTGGCGAGACAGAAGGAGTACGCCACCATGAAGGGCTTCAAGTCTGGCGGGGACGCCGTCGCGGCATCGAAGCGGCTTCCCGCGCGGACGATGCAGCTTCCGAAGTAGTAACCCGGCCGAGGCGGCAGCCACCGCCCCGGCCGGTGCAGCCGAACAGGAGACGCAGCACCTATGGGCAGGCACGGCGTCGGTGTGCAGGATACCCCGGCACTCCCTCGCCTGCCAAGCCCCCACGGGTCGCGCATGACGCGGCCCGTCACCTCCACGGTTGGCCGCGTAACGGCCACACAGGAAGGGGCGGTATGGCAGAGGAAGACCAGGACGTAGCGCCGGGAACGTCCCCCGGCTCGGATGCGCCACCCGAGAGCCCCGCGTCGGATGCGTCCTCCGTCACGGACGTAGCGGCGGCTCCCGATGATCGGCCCATCCAGAACGTCAAGGCGGAGTTCGACCGCAAGCTCACCAAGGTTGAGCGCCAGTTGGCTGAGATCGCCGCGATGCTGGCGGCCCAGCCCACTCAGCGCCCGGCCGCGCCGGAGCCGGCGGCGCAGCAGGCGTACACCGACCAGCAGTTGCTTGAGCTGGCGAACGCCGGCAACGGGGCTGCGCTCCAGGAGTATATCGCGCGGCAGACCGCCCGCTCGGTGAGCCAGCAGACCCAGCAGATGCAGCAGCAGCAGGCGGTCTCGGCGCAGTTGCAGGTGCTCTATGGCCGCTTTCCCGTGCTCACCGATGCCTCCCATCCGCTGACCCAGGCCGCGATGCAGGCGAAAACCACGCTCATCCGCATGGGCTACCCGCCGCAATCGGCGGCCACGGATCTGGAGGCGATCAAGCTCGCCATCGTCGATCACCCCGGGCTGGCGCAGCCGTCCGCGCCGGCCACACCGCCGTCGTCTCGTGGTCCCGCTGCGCCCCATGCGGGCGTGGACGGCGCCGCGCCCCGGCGGCCGACCCCGAACGCGTCCGCGCCGGGGCGGGCCCTGTCTCAGCGCGAAAAAGACATCGCCGCGCGCATGGGGATCAAGGACCCCGCAGCGGCCGTCAAGCGGTTCACCGAGCGGCAGCAGGCCGGCCGCTCTTCCCTGTCGCCGCTCGTGGCGCAGATCGTTCGAGAGGAGCCCGCATCATGAGCGCCCCGACAGGCGAGCCCAGCAAGATCGGCCGCGCGCAGACCAGCGCGGCCGAGGAGTTGACCCAGGCCCCCCAGCCGCAGGTGCTGGGGACGATTCCGTTTTCGACTCTCACGCCCGAGTTCGACGACCGACCGCCGTGGGAGGTGGACCAGCGATTCGGCAAGCATGACACGGACGCGCGCCGCTTTGTGGACGTGCCCGACGAGTGGGAACTCCGATGGCTCAACCCGCGTCTCATCGATCAGGTCGGGACGCGGTACTGGCAGCCGGTGCCCGCGCGCGACAAGCGCGTGACGGTCAAGGTGCCGATGCTCGTGACAGCGGAGAACTACATCCGTCGGGGCGGCCCGGGCAGCGACATCCTGTTTTTCATGCCGAAGAGCTGGGTGGCCAGCCGTGAACGCCTGAAAGCTGAGCGCGCCGCGAAGCAGACGCACTCCGCCGTCACCCGAGGACAGGAGACGGTGGAGCGGATCAATCGCGGTGAGTTCGGCGACAAGGTGGGCGGGGCCTCCGCCAGCCATCCCACCCATACCATCGCGGACGGGCGCTCGATGCGGGACTGATCCCACAGGAGATCCGCAATGCCGTTCATGCGTCCCGCCACGGATACCCCCTTCGGGGCGACTCCGTATGGCAATCCGCTTCGCGTCGTGAAGTACCGCACGGATGCGGGCCACGCGGCCATCTATCGCGGCGATTTCGTCGGGATGATGGCTGACGGGGCCGTCGATACCATCACCAGCGCCACCGCCAGCATGATCCTCGGCGTGGCCGCGCACTACCTCGCCGCTGCCTCCACGGACGGCATCGAGGTGTACGACCACCCCGAGCAGCGCTTCATGATCCAGGACGACGGCGACACCACGCAGATGGATGCGCTGTCCGAGGGCACGGTGGTCAGCACGATCCTGACGACCGGGAGCACCACAACCCTCCAGTCCGCGCACGAGATCGACTCATCCACGGCCGCGACGGCGCCCACGGTGGCCGCCGGCCACTCGCTCAAGGTGGAGCGGCTCGCGCCCATCGAGAACGACAGCTTTGCCTCGGCCGCTGGCAGTCCGCGCAAGTGGATCGTCAGCGTGCTGCAAATCAAGCACCAGCTCGCCACGTCGAGCGGGATCTGAGGAGGGCCCTGAGACATGGCGACCTATCGCACGAACATCCCCGACCTGTATCTGTCACGCCTCGCGTACCTCGAAGATGTGCTGTTCGACGAGATCAAGATCGAGGACGGGGTGGTGCCGACCGTCTTCAAGATCCGCGACATGGGCAACCGTCCGATGGTGCGCACCACCACGCTCGCCTCGTTCGGGCAGGTGCCGATCAAGGCGGAGTCGGCGAACGTCGAGTACGACGAGCTGGCGCAGGGCTACGACGTGACCTACCAGGCCGACACCTACGAGCTCGCGTTCAAGACCTCGAAGGAGGCCCTGGATGATGAGCAGGAGGAGTCGGTCTCCGATGCGGCGCGCGCGCTGGGCGCGTCCGTGACCTACACCTACAACATCGACCACGCCAACGTGTTCATCAACGGGTTCACCAGCACCACGGGGAGCCCCGACGGCTCGGCGCTCTTCGCCACGGGCCACGCGCTCGTGGGCGGCGGCACCAACGCCAACCGCCCGGCGACCGATGCCGACCTGTCGGTCACGTCGCTGCGCGATGCGCTCAACACCATCGGCGACACCGTCGATGACGCCGGCAAGCTCATTCACTGGCGCCCGAAGATCCTGCTGGTTCCCACCGAACTGAGCTGGCTCGCCAAGGAGCTGATTCAGTCGGTGGATCGCCCGGACACGGCCGACCGGGCCATCAACGCCTTCCGCGATGATGGCCTGCGCGTGGTGTCCTGGCCGTACCTGACGGACGCTGATGCCTGGTTCCTGCTCGCGGAGCCCGGCAGCCACAACATCCGGTCGTACTGGCGCGAGCGCCCGAACGTCATGCACGACTTCGACTTCGAGTCCACGGCGATGAAGCTGAAGATCCGCGCCCGCTGGAAGCGCGGCTGGAGCGACTACCGCGGTTCGTATGGAACAAATGGAGCATGAACGCATAAATGGCCCGCGAAAGTCGGCACTGGCCACGGGTGCATTGCGTAGTGTGCGAGAAGGAATTCTCGCCCTTCAAGCAGAGCCATCGTCGCCAGTGCTGTTCTGATGCGTGCCGCCGGCAACGAGATGAGGCGAGATATGTCGTGAAGCGGGTCCTTACGACCGCAGAAGCGGCATATCTCGCCGGCCTGGTCGATGGGGAAGGAACAATCAGCGTGTGGAGGCACCGCGCCCCACGAAATAGCAGCGGCTACACCTACGTACCGATTTTCACCATTGCCCAGGCGAATCAGCCGTTTCTTGAGGAGATCCGCGACATTGTTGGGAACGGCAGTGTGCGCCGCGCGAACCGGGCTTCTCTCCAAAACCCGAAGCACAAGGATTGCTACACTCTGAGTTTCCGGGCTCACCAGACGCGCTGGGTGTTGCCGCAAATTTTGCCGTATTTGCGCATCAAGCGGCGCCAGGCGGATCTCTTGCTGGAGTATTACACCAGCACTGAACTCGGGCGTCGGATATCGGAAGGACACGACGTCAGGGCCGGGATATATGCGGAGTGTCACCGCCTGAATGCGAAAGGCCCTCGGGGCCACGAGTTCGAAGGCGACCTTGTACCTCAACCCTTTTCCTCCCTACCCCCGGGGTTGACCGGGTACGCGGGGGGCGCGGGCTCGAAGGCCGCGCTCCCCGCTAGGTAGGCCACGGAGGCCACGATGGGCCTGTCGGGCACAAGCGGCCCCTTCAGCGGGGCGTATCAGTCCTGGAACATTCCGGTGACGACCATTCCGGCGTCCACCAACTCGTTGCCGGTCTGGCGCTACACGGTGCCGGCGGGCATGGATCTCACGATCTACAACGTGCAGACCTGGGCGAAACAGGGCGGCGGCGGCGCCGGGGCGACCCTCAATCTGTTCGACGACGGCACGAGCATTCTGTCGTCTCCGGTCGCCATTGCCACGGACACGGCCTCGTCGGGCACGCTGACCGCCACGCGGGGCGTGACGGTGGCGGGCGGCTCGGTGATTACCGCCACCGCGTTCAATGCCGGCTCGGTCGCTGAAGAGGTGCTGCTGACGGTGCTGTGGGCGCCGACGGGCAACACGCACCCGAACTCGGTGCGTAGCGCCTACGAGTAAGGCCCTGCCGACCTCGGCGGAAGATCCCCAAGGCGCCGAGCGGCAGCGCGAGCACCTGCCGCCGGAGCCCGATGATGCCTTCGAGCACGTCGTCGTGCTGTGGGGGTTGCCGGTGCTCGTGTTTCTGCTCGGTGTCGTGATGTTTTCGCTCACGAAGATGGCGCTGCTGCGATGATCGCGCTACTCGTGCTCCTGCCGCTGCTGGTGCTGGCGCCGTTCTTCTGCTACGACGCCGGCCTTGGGTGGCCCGTCATCATCCGGGACCGGCTCCTGCTCGTGCTCGGCTGGAGCACGGCGGCGGGCCTGTGCTGGCTGGAGCCGGGGCTCGGGCTCTTCTGGCTCGTGGTGCTCGCGCACTGGCGGGGCCTCGAGCACGTCAAGGCCGTGGTGACAGTCGGCGCCGGGATCGGCGTGTATCTCCTCGCGCGCCAGGTCCCAGCCGAATTGCTGCCAATCATCACGCAGGCCATCGTCGCGGGCACGGTGGCGCAGCTCGCGCTCGCGGCGTATCAGGTCTGGCGCGACCGGAGCCTGTCGTGGCATACGCGCCGGGAAGCGGCCCGGGGGACGGTGGGCAACCGTGTCGTGCTGGGGTGTCTGTGCGCGATGACCGTCCCGCTGGCGGCCGGCTGGCTCGTGCCGGTGCTCGCGGCCGGCGTGCTGCTGTCGCAGTCGTTCTCGGCGCTGGCGTCGCTCGTGGTGGCGGTGCTGGTGCTACATCCCTCGTGGGCGTGGGGCGTGGTGCCGGCGACGGCGCTGGCGTGGGCCTGGGTGCAGTACCGCCGGCCGACGCCAGTGGCGGGCATGCAGTCCCGGCTGGTGCTCGCGCATCTCTGCCTGCGGGCGTTGCGCCGGGCGCCGTGGGGCACGCGGCTCATCGGGTTCGGGCCAGGGGCGTTCTTCCGGTCCTCGCGGTGGTGGCTCGGCCAGCGGCAGACGACGGAACTGTTCAAGCACGCCCACAACGACGCCGTGCAGGCCGTGTACGAGTGGGGCCTCGTGGGGCTGGCGGGGGGGCTGATCTTTGCCGTGACGTTGTTCTGGCGCGGCGGGTTCGGCGCGCCGATGACGGCCGCGCTGGCGGCGGTGGCCGTGAACGCGATGTGGCAGTTTCCCTTGCATCTCCCGCATGTGCTGGCGCCGACCCTGGTGCTGGCGGGGATGGTGGGCCGATGAGATTGGTGTGGCGCTGAATAAAGCGGACGCTGCGGGCGTGGATCGCCCGAACGGATCGGGTGGCGCGGCAGGTGCTCAGACCCCCGAACCTGCTGGACGAGGACCCGCTGCTTGAACTGTCGCTCTACGTGACGCGGGACGGGAGGGTGCAGATTCACCACCCGATCCCGAAGTCGAAGGAGGACCTGATTCAGTACGCGAACTCGCTCCTCATCGCCAGCCAGGTCGTCGCGGCGCAGGCCGGCGCGCGCATCGCGCCGACCTCGCTGCACCCACAGGAGTCGTGATGGGTACATATAGTGCGGATCTTCCCGGACTGATCGTCTCGGCCGCCGCCGGAGCCGCCACGTCGAACATCATCACTGGCTTTGCGGACGCTGACTCCATCACCATCACGGCCCCGGCGACGCTGAGCAACACACATCACGTTCAGGTGCATACCGACGCGACGGCGGCGACGAGTTCGGCAGGGTGGGCCACGCTGATCCGATCCGGCAGCGCGGTGAGTGTGTCGAGCGCGCAAGCCGTCACGGTGACGGACATCAGCTTCGCCGCCTTGCGCGTGTCCTCGATGAGCGGGGAAGCCGCGCCGCGGGCGTTCACCGTGGCAAAACAGTTCAGCGTGGGTCGCACGGGCGGCGGCGGAAGCTCCGTCGGTCTCGCGGGGTCCAGCGGCACGACGAATACGATCCCGAAATTTGCCAGCGGCACCACCCTCGGCAATTCGCTCCTGAGCGACGACGGGACGAACACCACGCTGGCCTCGGGGCAGATGCTGCTACCGGCTGGGACGGAGGCGGTGCCGGCGCTCGCAGCCGCCGCGACATCGACCAGTGGATTCTACTTCAACGGGACAAGTGTGGGAGTTTCTCAGACTGGGGCGACAACGGTCATTTTTAATGCTGGAGTGTCGATTTATGGGAGCAATGGACTCGCCCTCGGTGCCACGCGCGCCATAGGTTGGGGCAGTGGCTCCATCGGCACGATCGACACTGTCCTCGTCCGTGACGCCGCCAATACCCTCGCCCTGCGCAACGGGACGGCGGCGCAGACCTTCAATCAATACGCCACATACACCGATGCCTCGAACTACATCCGCCTGACTACCGCCGTCACGTCCACCAACATCGGCATCTCAGCGGTGGGCCTCGGGACCGGAGCGACGGCAAACGTAGACATCACGCTGACCCCGATCAATACGGGCCGAGTCAAGATCGGCTCCCCCGCGCTCGTGGCGCTCGGTGGCGGTGCGGCTCCGACCCTCGGCACGATTGGCGGGTCTGGGCCGACAGTGGCCGGCCAGAATGCGTGGCTGGAACTCAAGGACTCAGCCGGCGCGACAATTTGGATTCCTGTGTGGAAGTGAAGTTAAAGGAGACCGACATGAAAAGCCTTATCCTTTCGCTCCTCGCCCTGGCCTTCGTCGGCCCGCCTCTAGCCGACGCGGGGTCCATCACCCTCAACTTCGGCGCGCCCGCGACCATCACCACTACTGCGGCGCAGGACGCCGCGCTCACGCGCATGCTCG